TCAACTGGCCAGCTTTCTCCGGCCGGTGTGCCAACGAATCGGTATTCTATCGTTCGGCGCCTCAGCAAGGCGCTGCCGAGTTCCTAAATACGACTCGGTGACCTGGACGCTTGAATGCCCGAGCAGCAGTTGAATCTGTTCAAGGTCGCCGCCTTGGTGGCGGCACAGCTTCGCGCACGTGCGCCGCAGGTCGTGCGGGCGAATTGAAACGCCAATAGCTTTCCCTTGTTGGACCACAATATCAAAAACCGTTTGCGCGCAGATAGGTCGACCGGTCACGCCGCCGCCGCGCTCGACAGCCCGAAACAGTCGCCCTTCCGTGATCCTCGCCGATTGAAGCCAGGCGTCGATCGCGGTTTTGACCCACGGTGGAACTGGCACTGTTCGGATGCGCCCGTGTTTGCCTTCGATATCGAGAAGGACCCAGCGGCCTTCCCGCCGCTCGAGATGCCGTGTTTCAAGTGAAACCAATTCAGCCCGTCGTAGCGCGCACCCGACCAGCAGCGCGAGAATCGCGCGGTCCCGGAGGCCTTTCGCGGAACTCGGGTCTGGTGCGTTGACCAGCGCTTCCGCCTGTTCGGGCGATAGCCAGTTTCCGATACGTACTCCGCGTTTGCGGACACCCGCAATCCGTGTGGAAATCAACGCCTGCGCAGCAGGCAAAAGACCTTCATCTCCGGCCTGGAGAATGAGCCTCCTAATCGCCGACAGCCGCTGGTTAACGCTCGAAGACGAGTACTTCAAACCGCTCAGATATGTTCTGTAGGTTTCAAGCAGCGAACGGGTTAGGGCGCACGGTGACCGGTCCCCGTGCCATAAGAGGAAGTCGCGGATAGCTTTTCCGTACATCGCCCGCGTAACGGAATTGTCGAGACTCCCTATCAGACGTTCGGCGACAGCATGGAGCGTCGGTAGCACAGATGGGGCGACCATCAAAGGGGATTATAACACAGATTATAAAAGGCAAAGAAAAGACGAAAATGATAGCAAGCGCGATTGTGGGCTGCACAAGTGCTCCTCGCGGGGACGCCCTCGGATGTCATTGCCTAGTTTACGGTTTTGGATTTCTCTGTCTCGCTGCGCGATCGCTGCATGATGTCGTCCCAACACTGGGCGGCGGCGTGGTCCTTGCCGCGGATCGCGTGGCTGTAGATGTCGGCGGTCGTGCGCACGGACGAGTGGCCGAGGCGCGCGGAGACGGTGGCGAGGTCCACGCCGTCGGCCAGCAGGAGGCTCGCGTGGCTGTGCCGCAAGACGTGGAGCGATGCTCCCTTGGGCAGGCCTAGACGCCGGCAGAGCCGCGACACCGTTGACGAAATGGAATTCGGCATCAGCGGTGATCCGTCCGGGTTGGCGAAGATCAGGTCCAGGTCGCTGCGGTAGTCCGGGCCGAATTGTCGGCGGAACTCATCCTGGCGCAGTCGATGCGCCTTGAGCGAAGCCACCATCGACGGCGGCAACTCAACCTTGCGAGGCTCCTCCGTCTTGGTGCTCTTGAACACCAATCCTTCCCTTGTCTGGCAAATCGATCGATCAATCACAATGATCATGCCTTGAAGGTCCGACCATCGCAAAGCCAAGATCTCCCCGCGCCTCGCGCCACTTGCCGCCGCCACATCGAGGAAGACTGAGAGGCACCAAGGGCCGGTCGCACACTGGGTCAGGCGATCCTGCTCCGATGGAAGCAGAGCCATTCCGATGCGCTTCCTGACCTTCGGAAGGTCGCTGTGGGTAACAGGATTTGTGGTGGCCAGCCCCCACTTGATCGCGCGCACAAACGCAGAGGACACCAAGCCGGCGATGTTCCTGACCGTCTTCGGCTTCATGGCGCGAGGCGTCGTGGATTTGCGCTTGTGGCCGCCGCACTTCAGCAACCGCGTCCACTCGCGGCTCAGATGAAGCGGAGTGATCTCGGTCATGTTCATTGCGAGCAGTTCCGGCGCAAGGTACGCTGCCATCTCGCGATATCGCTCTACGGTTTTCGGAGCCAGATTTTCCTCGGCGTGCTGCTTCATGAATTCCGCCAAAAGCATCGACAGAGTCGTCGGCATGGGCGCGGCGACGCCGCCGGTGGCGGCCTGGCGCACTAATTCTTCTGCGCGGCGCACGGCTTCGGCGTCCGCGGCCTCCTGCTTCGTGGCGAATCCGGACTCCGTGACAAGGTTCTGTTTCTGGCGAGTCGATCCGGGTAGCGCAAATTGGTAGTACCACGCGACCTTTCCGGACCGATACCTACGTTTGTAGACGGGCATAACGTCACGTCACCTTATGCTCGGTTTTCCGTTGAAGTCCAGTCGGCATCCCGCAGGTGCGCTCCCAGTTTTCGAATGCGTGGCGGGTTACGATCCACCGTCGGCCGAGGCGGATGGCAGGAATAATGCCCTGTTCCAGCATCGTGTAGACGGCGATCCGCCCGACGGCGAGCCGCTTAGCGATTTCGGGAATCGACATTCGGCTGCTCATGTCGTCAGACGCCACCCTTTCGCTCCTGGTACTCGCGCAGCCGCGCATCAAATCTGCGCTTCCATTCGTGAATCTCTAGAACGATGGCGGGATCGCCAATCTGAACCACGCGACGCAGTTCATCTGCCGTGTACACCGTGCCCCTCGGCTCGCCCAGGCGGCGCGCGTCCTCTTCGTCGGCTACGATGAAGAGGCTCCCGGCGCGATCGCTCCAAAGTTCGATGGCCAAGCCCTTCAGAACGCCTTCCAATGGTTCGGGTTCCTTCGGGGTTTCGGGTCGCAGCAGTGCCCGCCTCGCGATGCTCAGATAGTCAGGCATGGCGTGTTCGCTCCGCTGACGGTGCGCGATAAGCGCGGAAAGCGCGGAAAGTCATGGCTCGACGCCACCTTTCCGCTCTTTACGCGCTTTCCGCGCACCTTCGTTCACCGCAAACCAGCGCTCGGCCGCCCGGCCGCCGGTGTCTTCTTTCTGGAACCCGGCCAACCCGCGCTCACCCAGGATGCGGAGCGCGGCGCCGATCTCTTCGGAAGAGCGGTGCCTGCCGAACAGATCTCGGATCTCGTTTCTCGTCAGGCCGTCCGACGCATTTCGGAGCGCCTTCAGAATCTGATCTAGAACTTGGTTGCCCTGAGCATCGCCGAAGATGTACTCCGCCGAGTCCTCACAATACTTCCACAGCGCCAAAGCTGCCTCAAGGTGGGGCCGCCTGATTTCAGTTGAGCGATCGAGCAGGGCATAGACGCAGGACAGTCTGAGAACGTGCGCTTCGGCCCGCGACGTAAGGGCACCAAACAGACCGGCGCGTTCACCCACCAACTGGCCGTAGACCTCGTGCCACATCGCCCCGGCTTCGGCATCCCGGCGAATCTCGCCTACACCGCGTGCGAAGTCGACGACCTCTTTAAGGCGGCTGACGAGTAATCCAAGATCGAGGCTCCTCCAATCACCGCCGTCAGGAAGAAGCTTGGAGCGCTGGACGCAGAGCCACAAGTTCCTATTTCCGAAGCCGTTGACCTTGTCGTTGTTGCTCAACTCGATCAGGAGTTCCTCGCGCGTGATGTGCCCGATGATGCTGATATGGGCACCCGTCGCGTTCACCGGGGAGTTCTTGTTGAGCACTCGCAGGAGGCCGGAGTCCCATCCTTGCCGGTAAACGCTCGAGAGCGTGTTCCCATCTCGACCGGCCACCCGCAGTACGGAGGCAAACTCAGGCTCGATGACGAGCAACCGTTTGTCATCGACACCGTGGTCCGTTATAACGGTCTGGTAGCCGGTGATGGCCTTTGTCTTGTCGCGGACAGGCTCCTGTTTTTCGATTTGATCCCGTACAGCCCAGATCAAGCCCTCGCCGCTCGAAAGGCCTGCAACTACTCGGTTCTCGGCCCAACCTGGATCCACGCGGCCGAGAAGGTTGAACGTGTCGGATTTTGCGGTTCCCTTGCGCGCGCTAGAGGTCTTCCCCACGCAGATCGCATTTTCGTTCGTGTGGTGGTTCGTGCCTCCCACGCGAGCATGCGGCCCCCGCCCCACGAGGCTCCCCACGCCCACCAGCACGTGAATCAGAAGCGCGATGGGATCGGCTTCCGTCTGGGGTTCAATCATCCTCACGACGTCGCCGGCAAGGCCGCAATATGCAGCCTCGTTAACCGGGTCTGGCCACGGTGCAGGGGCCGGCATGGGAATGTGGTCTGCCCGATCTTTCAGGTCGCGTACAGCACGACCCAAACCGCGGTTGTCGCTGGGTGTGTAACGGCAGATGCTCTCTGCGATCCGCTTGATGTCTGCCTCCGGGGCCGGCTCCTCCAGGCGGGTTTTGTTTGTCTCAAGTAACGCGGCCTCGATTTCGGGATACTCACATCCGCGTGCGCGCATTGTCCCTGCAAGGCTCACTAGCGTGTCATGCTGCGTGCCCTTGCGGATCTTGCCCTCATCGATTGTGAATGGCACCTTCTTTGCACCGTGAGGCGAGAGCGTGAGCAGCCACTCAAGATCGGCTTGGTGGTCCTCGATGTCTCGCATCTGGCCACCCCAGTGATTGCCGGTAGCGGTGAAGTATCGCGCCTGATCGTAAATCTCGACTCGACCATCACCCAGGGGAAACGCAGTGCCGCCGCCCGGCAGCTTTCCCTTTCCCCAGATCTTGATTCCCTTGCCGCTCGGGGAAATCTCGGCGTATGTGTCAGCGAACCGCTCCAATATCGGTTGCGCCCACGCCTTCAGTTGTCCAGTAGGATCGAGGCAATGATCAAGATCAACTCCGAAGAATGGATCGCTGGCCGAAAACACGAATCCGATTCCAGCAAAGCGTTGTAAGTTCTCTTGCCAGGTTTTCAGCGCGATGTCAAAGGAGCACCATGTGGTGGGGTCCGTGCTGCTGGCGTAGTTTCCATCAGTCTGGCAGGGAGTCTTCGTGGGCTTAGCGCCGCCGCGGTTCTCGTATCTCCATGGAACCCACTGGTCGAGTTCCGCGAGACTATCGGGGACGTGAATCCTTCGAACCGCCGGCGGTGTTGTCATGCCAGCACCTCAGCATCGGCGCCGATCGCTCGCGCGATCGCCACGCAGATCACGCGCGCCTTTTGTGCGCCGGATGCCTTGCCGACCCGGTTCCCGATGCGGACCTCGGCCGTGAATAGTCCGTCTGTGTCTCCGGAGAGTTTGTAGGCGGCTGCGCCGGCGTCGAGGAGATCGAAGGCCTGCGCGATATTCTCCAGCGGAGCAAATCGCCAGGAAGGCGTCCAACTTCGACCCGGTTTGATGAACCTACCAGGCGCGGTCTTCCAGCCGAGGACATCGACGGCGAGCTTCACCGTAAGTTGAGCATCCGTCACGCGTACTCTCCTGGCTGACTCCGTTTTTTGTCAATCGAAGAAGAGAATTGGCTGAGGTCAATGAGGGCGGAGACACTCTGGAGCCGCTCTGCCTCCGCGTGAAGGGCGCGGCGGATCTTCTCTACGTCATCCGGCCCCAGCGCCGTGTCTCCAAGTTCAAAGGTGCAGATCTTGAAGCGACTGACGCCAGACAACCGGGAAAGGCGGCTTTGGGAGAGGCCGAGAGTTTTTCGGGCGACTCGTAGCTCCATCAACAATGATTGTTGACGAAGACTTCGCTACGTAATAGAGCCGTGCGTTAAGTCGCGCTACGGAATGAGTTTCGTAGCGAGCTGCCTTTTACCGCGCCGAACCGTGTTGCCAACTCGATCGCGTAGCCTCTTATGGAGCTTGCTGCCGACGGTAACGCTTTTCCACTCGGCCGGATAGGCCTCACGAGCCAGTTTGTCACAGACCTTCGCGTTCAAGGTGGGCGATCCCATGGCGATCCACGCGGCGACAATCTCTTGTGTTTGGACCGCGACCGGTCGCCCCCCTGCTTTTCGGGCGCTTGGGACTATATTCGCGGTTAACTCGCTTATGGGTAGCGTGCGAACGGCGATCAACGCCCCGGACTCGTCCATTCCGACGCGATCATTCAGAGAGATGAACGTGATTCGAGGGGGCCGCAACTTCTCCCGAAGAGTTCCAGTCCAGTGTCGGCCTGTGGGGGCAACGATCGTGAACGGCCCGTCTAGATCGTTTGCCAGGGACATCGCGGCCTGGGCGAAATCCTCCGCGCCGCCGAACACGAGCAGGTACGCGGCCTGAAGCACCAGATCCCCGCCAACCGCGAGGCCGACGTTCCAAACGCCGTGGCCCCGACGCTCAAGTTGGGGGTTCCGAACGCCAACAGCTACCAACGCCGGCTTGATGAATCCAAGGAGGTCAAGTTCGTGGAGCAACACGTCCTTCAAGCCGAGAGGAAGATCCAGGCAGATCTTGTGAGGGTCTTGGCAGAGCGCCTCAAAGGGACCGCCGTCATCTCCGATGATCAGCCTCGGGCAGTTGTATCCAGCAGGATGCGGGCATGGGTATCTGGCGGAGCGGTCCTTGGTCGGAGACAGAAATCGCTCGATGCGGGCAAAATCGTCGGTGCCGCATTTCTCAGCCCACACCGCCGGCAACGCGAGGAGGTCGGAAATGTCTTCAATCGCCAGCCACAGTCGCGTCAGGCTTCGCATCTTTCTTAGCAGATTGGATCAAAATGAAGCCGCGCTGGCGTAGCCACTCCTCGATGATCAGGGCCTCTTCGCCCCGGCTTGCGTCCGTCGTGTTACGGGCGATGATTTTCACGAATCGTGGGCGCGCTTCATCAGTCAGCTTTACAGTGAACTTCGCCGTGACGAAGTCGGCGCACTTTATGGTGTTCCACCGTCGCGATAGCGCGCGAAAAACATCCGTCGCTCGGCTCGTGTCTCGATGATCAAATGGGCCTGGCCATCGATACTCTAGCTCGGTCAACGTAACCGACTTCATTCCTTCGATATCGCTGCACTCCAGCGCAGCCTTTCCCTTCGCTTTCAGCGGCTCCAGGGTGTACTTATCCGCATAGACGAAGCGGTCTTTATCACCGAACAGGTGCTGGCAGAAGACCTCCCGGTAGAGCTTGACCACGGTGACGCCCTTGGCATTGACGCGGAGCTCGTTGTTAATCACATCTACGATTACGAAATCCGTCCTTTCTGGACGATAGAAGGTCGCTCCGGAATTCTCGTCGTCGCAACTTGGCTGGCGCGTGTATGGCTCACCTCGCTGAATCAGGAATCGAATCTCCCCTGGACAATCCTTGCGCGTCACCGTGCACTTGCGGCCGAGTTTCTTCTTTACGAACTGGGCGCGCAGGTCCGTTTCGATTGCTGACATGTCTTTGGGTAACTGATTGACTTGGAGGGTTGGGGCGCCTTCACGTGCGACGAAGCTGTCGAACCGTCTCCGGCGCTGGAAGGAATTCGCGCGCTCCATCTTCTCGAGGTCCTGCGGCGCGACGAGATAGATTCGTGCGGCAAGGTCCGCAGCTGTGACCTGCAGATCCGAAACGTCCACTGAATTCTTCGCAGCCACTTCCAGTAATTCGTCGAAACGTTCATCGATGCCGACGTTTGCGATCAGGTAGATGGCCTCGATCAGGGAGTTTAGCTTGTCGCTAGGCTCAGCCAGGATTGCTGCAAGCAACCTGTAATCTATGCTCTTTGTAATGTCTTGAGGTAACTCGAAACCCTTTTCCTTCAGCGCGCCAAGGAACGGCGAAAGGATCTTGAGGAGAACTGTGGTGTGGAGCTTCCTGAGGAAGTCCGCTTCGAGACAGCTCTTGAGGTTGCGCCTAGCCAAATGACGTCCCTCATTGTCAGCGGCACACGCTTCCCTGGCGGTCCGCTGCAGCGAACCGAATTTAGCGACGATTATAACATGTTCAGTCGATTCTGTTTTTTAGGACTACCGCGCAGTACGGGCCAGAGGCGGGTCCTGAGGCATCGCAGGGTTCAGCTTCAACGTTCTGCAAGAGAATTCCGTTTGTTTTCAGGCCTGTCGATGTGATCTCATGGACGCTTGGCCGGCGTGTTTCGCCGGCCAGCATCAGGAGGCACTTTCATCGTGGCTGTTAGCGCCATCGCCCCCGGAGCGAGGGTGCTCATCCGGGATGCAGAATGGATTGTAAAGCGTGTCGATCGAACCGGTACTGGTGGCCAGTCGATCCAGGTGGTTGGTGTCTCAGAGATCGTTCGACACAAGGAGGCGCGTTTTCTCTCCGAAATAGAGGGAAAAAGTATCACCATCCTCGATCCAGCGGAGACAGAGCTGGTGCCCGACACCTCTCCACTATTTCGGAACAGCCGTCTATACCTCGAAAGCCTGCTTCGTCAATCGCCACCCACGGGCAATGATCTGTGGATCGGCCACCGTGCTGCCATCGACGACTTGCCTTACCAGCTCGATCCGGCCTTGCTGGCCCTCGAGCAGCCCCGTCAGCGCATCCTGATGGCCGACGCCGTTGGGCTTGGCAAGACTATCGAGATGGGCATCTTGCTCAGCGAACTGATCAATCGCGGCAAGGGCAAACGCATTCTGGTGGTCACGACCAAGAGCATGATGGCCCAATTCCAGAAGGAACTCTGGGCGCGGTTCACCATCCCACTCGTCCGCCTCGATTCTGTGGGGCTGGAGCGCGTCCGCAGCCGAATCCCGACCAACGCGAACCCATTCCATCATTTCGACAAAGCGATCATCTCCATCGACACCCTGAAACAGAACGCCGAGTTCCGCGTCTGGGCGGATAAGAGCTATTGGGACATCATCGTCATCGACGAAGCGCATAACGTCGCTTTCCGCGGCTCGACGCTTTCCCTTCGTGCCAAACTCGCCGACCTGCTTTCGCGTCGGTCCGACACGCTCATCATGGCGTCAGCCACGCCGCATGACGGCAAGGCGGCGTCCTTCGCCAGCCTGATGAACATGCTGAATCCGACGGCCATCGCCAATCCGGACGATTACGGCCCAGATGACATCAAGGGTCTCTTCCTGAGGCGGTACAAGAAACACATCCAGGATCAGGTTTCAGGCTCGTTCCTGGAGCGCCAGGTCAGCAAGCACGCGGTCCCCGCTTCTTCCCGGGAGGAGGCCGTGTACGATCTCCTCGCCGACGCACGCTTCCTATCTTTCGACCAGACCCGCCGCACAGGGCAGCTTCTATTCAAAACGGTTCTGGAGAAGTCTCTCTTCTCCTCGCCGGCCGCCTGCCTGGAGACCGTCCGCCAGCGACTCCACAAAGTCGAGAAGCAAACCGGAGCGGATGCCGATAAGGACCGCGTCACCCTAGGTGGAATCGCCAAAGCCATCGAACGCGTTGGAGTAGACAAGTTCTCAAAGTACCAACGCCTCGTCAAGATGCTGGAGCTAGGTGGCAGTCTGCAATGGAAACCTGCCAACCCCGCCGACCGCATCGTCCTTTTCACTGAGCGCATCGAAACCCTGCGCTTCCTCGAACAGAACTTGGCCCGCGATTTGAAGCTGAAGCCGGAGCAGATCGCGGTAGTCCACGGCTCCGGTATTGAGGACGTGGATCTTCAACAAATGGTCGAGGACTTCGGGCGTGATCGTTCTCCGGTGCGCCTGTTGATCGCCTCCGACATCGCGAGTGAAGGCCTCAACCTGCACTTCCTTTGTCACAAGCTGATCCACTTCGACATCCCGTGGTCACTGATGGTTTTCCAGCAGCGGAATGGCCGCATCGACCGCTACGGACAGGAGAGGCAGCCGCACATCGCCTACCTCTATACCGAACCCGATAACCCCAAAGTCCGCGGCGACCTGCGCATCCTGGAACTCCTGATGGAAAAGGACGAGCAGGCGGCGAAGAACATCGGCGACCCTTCCGTATTCCTGAATGTCTTCGATGCCAGCCAGGAAGAGCAGATGACTGGCAGGGCTATTGAGGAAAACCTGGCGCCCGCCGAGTTCAACCGGCGCATGGAGAAGGCGGCCGAAGACGATCTGCTTTCCATCCTTCTGGGAGATGCGCCCATACCGGCGGGCGAGACAGTTCGCAGCCGATGCCACACGTTCCCCAGCTTGTTCGCCGATGACCTGGTCTACTTCCGAGAAGGACTCTCGGCGCTCAAAAGCACCGTTGATCTCCAGGCTGATTTTGACCCTGAGCGCCAGTTGGTCACCCTCACCGTCGATGAAGACCTCCGGCGCGCATTCCGGGCCCTGCCGCGCGAGGCGATTCCGGAGGATGGCCGGCTTCATCTCACCACGAACCGCGACCGCGTAAAAAGAGCTATCAAGGACTCTCGCGCCGAGGAAAGCAACTGGCCCCATATTCATCTCCTGTGGGATCTCCATCCCGTCATGGAGTGGCTCAACTTTAAGCTGATGGTCGCCTTCGGGCGCAAACAGGCGCCGGCCATTCGCTTGGCGGGGGTGCTCTCCGCAGGCGAGGTTTTATTCCTCATGCAGGGGGAAATCCCCAATCGCAAGGGACAGCCGGTCATCCATGAATGGTTCGCCGTCCGCTTCGACGGTCACCGTAACGCCGGCGTGCTCACGCTCGAGGACTTCTTGAAGCGCACCCAGTTGAATACCCGCACATTCCCCAGTCCCGGCGATTTCGAGATTCCCGTTGCGGTTGGCAGCCTGCTACCCGATGCCGTCGCCGAAGCCCGCCGCTACATGTCAACCCGTCGTCAGGCGTTTCAGGAGAATCTGCAAGCACGACTTGACGAGGAGATGGAGAATCTTGGAACTCTTCAGGGCCGCCAGCTTTCCTTTCTGGAATTCGAATTTCCTGATGACGCGACACTGGTTGGCGTGCGCCGCAACAAGAAGCTCGAGCGAAAACGGCACATTGATGCGATCTTCGCCAGTTACCGCCGCTGGGTCGAAGACACTTTGACTACGGAGGACAGCCCCTTCCTGCGCGTGGCCGCAGTGTTCCTCGGGTGATACGCCATGCCTATCGACCTCACCGGGATCACGAACGAGAACGAGTTCTACACGCACCACTACCTGGCCGCAATCCTGGAAGGGGACCTGAAACCACTATTCGAGGCCTGGGCACAACAGGAGCGGGCGCCCTGGGAGGCGCTCCGCGCGCTCGCCCGTCCCTTCCAAGCGATCGATCGAGAGAGCGACTCCACCGAGCGGCAAGCCCTCCGGCAGAAGTGGTTCGCCGATTTGTTCGGTGTCCTCGGCTACCAACTGAACGCCGACACCGTCGAGTTGGAGGACGGCACTCTGCTGTCTCTGGCCGGCCACATTACCCGCGCCAACGGCCAGCCGGAGCTGTGGATACTCGAAGCGCTCAATGGTGGCGAAGAAGATGATCCGCTCGTCGCGCAGGAAGAGATCCTAACCAAGCAGGTCTTCGCCGCCGCGGAGCCCCCGCGCTGGGTTCTACTCTACGGGCCGCAACAACTTCTCCTGCTGGACCGGACGAAGTGGCCTTCCAAGCGCTTCCTCCGTTTCGATCTTGAGGAGATCCTCGGCCGCCGCGAACTCTCGACGCTCAAAGCCACGGCCGCACTGCTCCATCGCGATTCCGTGTGCCCGCCGGACCAGATCAGTCTCCTGGACCGGTTGGATGAAAACTCCCACAAACACGCCTTCGCCGTCTCAGAAGACCTGAAGTACAGCGCACGCGAAGCCGTGGAACTGCTGGGCAACGAAGCAGTCTGGTATCTCCGGGAGGTTCTCAAGGAGGGAGTCTACGGCAAGGACCTCGCCGAGCAGCTTACGCGGGAGTGCCTGCGCTACCTTTATCGCCTGCTGTTCCTCTTTTACGTCGAAGCACGGGAAGAACTCGGCTACGCTCCCATGAAGAGCGAAGAGTATCGCACCGGCTATTCCCTCGAAAGCCTGCGTGAGGCTGCGGAGATGGATCTCTCCACGGAAGAAGACCGTAGCGGCTTCTTCCTGCACCACTCGCTGCAAGCACTGTTCCGATTGATCCACGACGGGTGGCTGCATGAATTGAAGCCCGAGCAGATCGGCGACAACACCTTCCGCATGGAGCCTCTGCGCTGCGACCTGTTTGACCCGGCACGCACGCCTCTGCTGAACCGCGTTCGCTTGCGGAATCACGTTCTTCAAAAGGTGATCGAGTTGTTGTCGCTGTCGCGCGAGGGTAAAGGACGGCGCCGGGGACGCATCAGCTATTCGCAACTCGGCATCAACCAACTCGGAGCGGTGTATGAAGGTCTGCTTTCCTACACCGGATTCTTCGTCGAGGAGAAAGACGGCCTCTACGAGGTGAAGCCCGAGGGCGAGGATTACGACCCGCTCAAGCAGGCCTATTTCGTGCCCAAAAGCGCGCTGGGCGAGTATAAAGACGAAGAGAAGGTCTACGCCAACGGCCGCCTGGTGCACCACCCGCAGGGCAGCTTTGTCTATCGGCTCGCTGGGCGGAATCGTCAGAAATCGGCGTCCTACTACACGCCCGACGTTCTCACGCGGTGCGTCGTGAAGTACGCGCTGAAGGAACTCCTGACAGACAAGTCCGCCGATGACATCCTCAATTTGAATGTCTGCGAGCCCGCCCTCGGCAGTGGCGCCTTTTTGAACGAAGCTGTGAATCAACTCGCCGACGCCTATCTGGAACGTAAGCAGCGTGAGACGGGCCGAGTGATCGGGCACGACGACTATCTGCTCGAAAAGCAGAAGGTGAAGGCTTTCCTCGCGGACAACCGCGTCTTCGGAGTGGATCGCAACCCCGTAGCCATCGAACTGGCGGAGATTTCCCTCTGGCTCAACACCATCTACGAGGGCCACACCATCCCCTGGTTCGGCGGCCAGCTCGTCGCCGGCAATAGCCTGATTGGCGCGCGGCGTGAGGTGTTCACACGGGCGCAGCTTGAAAGCCAGAACCGCGAGTGGCTGGACTCGGTTCCTGAGCGCGTGCCAATGGGGAAGGACCGCGCCAACGGACAGATCTGGCATTTCCTGGTCCCGGACCAGGGAATGTCGGACTACACGGATAAGGCCGTCAAAGAGATGCTGCCAGCGGAGATGAAGCAGATCAGAGACTGGCGAAGGGACTTCACCAAGCGGTTTTCCGCAGGCGATGTCAAAGCATTGGAGCGGCTCTCCACCGCCGTGGATCGTCTCTGGAAGAAACACTGCGCCGACCTTTGCCAGGTTCGGCGCGATACCGCCCATGTTTTCCCCGTCTTCGGGCAAGAGGCGAATCCCGCCTTTTCCGAGCGTGGACACAGGCTCACGACACACCAACGCGATGAGATCTTCGAGCGCGCGATCATTCCAAGCGGCGGGCAGGCCAGCGCCTACCAGCGGCTGAAGCTGGCCATGGACTACTGGTGCTCCCTCTGGTTCTGGCCGGTTAGCGGGGCGGATCTTCTGCCATCACTCGATGAGTTTTTGCTTGAGCTGTCCGCCATTTTGGAGGGGACTTCCCACGAGCTCTCACCGTTATTAGGGGCCGAACAACAACAGCTGTTCCCGACCGGCAAGCCGGAGCAGGAGCAGTTGCGCCTAGCCGAGGAACTCGGCGTCGTTAACCTGATCGAATTGAGTGCGAACCTACCGCGGCTTAACAAGGTGCGTGAGTTGGCCGAGCAGCACCGTTTCCTCCACTGGGAACTCGAATTTGCGGATCTGTTTGAGGATCGGGGGGGCTTCGATCTCATTCTTGGCAATCCGCCTTGGATCAAGATTGACTGGAACGAGGGTGGGCTCATGAGCGACTTCGAGCCGCTCTATGCGTTGCGCGCATATTCGGCCGCCCAACTCAATGACCTTCGGGCAGATGCGATCTCGAAACACTCTAATCTATCGGCGGTCTACAGGGCGGAGTACGAGGATTTCGCAGGATCACAGAGCTTTCTTAATAGCATTCAGAATTACTCGTTACTCGTCGGTGGAAAAGCCAACACCTATAAGTGCTTTATTAATAGAGCGTGGACACTATCAACATCTTTAGGAGTGCAGGGTTTTCTACACCCAGAAGGTATCTATGACGACCCGAAAGGCGGTCAGTTTAGAGGGGCAATCTATGGGCGTCTTCGTTATCATTTTCAGTTCCAGAACGAACTCAGGCTGTTTTCAGAAGTACATCATGAGACGCTGTTCAGCGTCAACGTATACGGCGCGATTGGAAACGCTTCTTTCAAGCACCTTTCAAACTTGTTCGATCCAGTAACGGTAAGCGCGTGTTTTGACCATGATGGGAACGGCAAAGTCTTAGGGATCAAAGATGATGCGAACAAATGGAATACGCTCGGCCACAGTCATCGGATTGTGGATGTGGATGAAGACACCCTGAGAACATTCGCTCGGCTCTATGACGAAGCGAACACGCCCGCCATGGAGGCCCGGTTACCCACAATCCACGCACGTGAACTCGTGGCGGTCTTGCGCAAGTTTGCGGCATTTCCGAAGCGGCTTGCCGACCTGGAGTACAAGGCAGCCGTCAGTGTGTTGGACGAAAACGCAAGAACGCAAGACGGCACAATCCGGCCGTGTACGCAATTTGCAGCCCAGACTGAGGACCTAATCATCTCCGGGCCGCACTTCTCAGTGGCCAACTTTTTTGCGAAAACGCCACGATCAGTCTGCACCGTCAATTTGCATTATGATCCGCTGGACCTCACGAGCCTTCCGGAGGACTACCTTCCGCGGACGAATTTCGTTGTTGCGCAGCCCAAAGAGGTCTTCTTTGCTAAATGGCCAAAAGAGCAGTGGAGCCATTTGCCTGTGACTAACCACTTCAGGTTTATGTGCCGAAGACAGCTCAGCCAATCGGGGGAGCGGACACTCATATCCTCAATTGCACCGCGATTTGCGAGTCACTTGAATACAATTATCTCGCTCGCGTTCACCGATGCGGCGACGTTGGTCTCCTTCGCGGCAGGCTGCTCGTCTATTCCGTTCGACTTCTTCATCAAGAGCACAGGGCGCAGCGATGCCTACGAACCCGTTTTGCGCGGCCTTCCTGCCGTCTGTGCTAGTCCGGCTTTGGCAGCGCGTACGCTCCTGCTCAACTGTCTCACGAGGCATTACTCTGATTTGTGGAAAGAGTGCTTTGAGACCTCATTTAACACTCAGTCGTGGACAAAAGAAGATCCGCGTCTGTGCAATGACAGATTTGGAGCCCTACAGAGAGACTGGTCTTGGGCCACGCCATTGAGAACGGACTATGAACGCCGCCAAGCCCTCATCGAGATTGACGTCCTGATTGCTCGCACTCTTGGACTCGCACTAGAGGAGTTGGGGACCATTTACCGCATCCAGTTTCCTGTGCTACGAAAGTACGAAGCCAATACTTTCTATGACAGACGTGGTCGCATCGTGTACTTGGACGGGGACAGCTCTTTCGGGTTTCGAACGCCGGACTGGAGGGGCATTGTAAATTTGAAATCGGGGCTGGTCTCCCGAACCATTCAAGACGACACGCTTCCTGGTGGCTCGAAAGAACGAGCAATCGAATACGAGGCACCTTTTGATCGCTGCGACCGTGAGGCTGACTACGCTACCGCGTGGAAGTTCTTTGACGAGGCGGGTATATGATTCCTTCCGTCATCGCCCGTCAGATTCAGCGCGGCGTGGAGGACTTCCTCCTCACGACATTCCCGATCACGAATCCCTTCTTTGCCGGCACTCTCGAAAAGCTGATTGGCGCACCGGGCATGTTGTTCCGGGGACCGTACCTCTCCGTGAAGTTGCCGTTCGTGCCGGCGGATGAAGGGCCGCGTCCCTTCCCTGAGATTCTTCCCGAGAGCTTCGCGCCCTACCGCCACCAGCAACAAGCGTGGGAGCGGCTGGACACACGCGCCGGCCGGTCAACCATCGTCGCCACCGGCACCGGGTCCGGAAAGACGGAGTGTTTTCTCTATCCGGTCCTCGACCATTGCTTCCGGCAGCGTGGGCGAAGGGGGATCAAGGCCATCCTCATCTATCCGATGAACGCGCTGGCCACGGATCAGGCACAGCGGCTGGCGAAGATGATCTGGCGGAATCCAGAACTGCGGGGCTACGTCACGGCCGGACTCTGGATCGGGGGCTTGGAACGCAAGCCCTCCCCGGTGATGACGGAAGAGGACCTGATCACCGACAAAGAGATGCTGCGCGCCGCCCCGCCGGACATCTTGATTACCAACTACAAGATGCTGGACTACCTGTTGGTCCGGCCTCGCGACGCCCGGCTCTGGCGGTTAAACGAACCGGAAACGCTCCGCTACCTGGTGGTGGATGAACTGCACACCTTTGATGGCGCGCAGGGCGCGGACCTAGCTTGCCTCCTCCGCCGCATCAAGGAGCGCGTGCATACTCCTCCCAATCATCTCTGCTGTGTCGGGACGTCGGCCACGCTCGGCGATGGCAGTCAGGCGGACCTGGCAAACTACGCGCGCCAGCTCTTCGCGGAGCCGTTTGACGCGGAAAGCGTCATCGGTGAATCGCTCTTGACGCCGGATGAGTTCCTGAAGGGCTGCCTGGTCACGCGGTTCCAAACGCCAGGGAAAGGTGACTTGGGCACGATGGACCCGCTCGCCTACGAGTCGGCGGAGGAGTACCTCAAAGCCCAGGTGAAGCTGTGGATGGGGCAGGACTTATCCCAGGATTCGGTGGCTCTGGGGGAAGCGCTCAAGCATCACGCGTTCTTCCGCAATCTGCTGGTGATTCTTGCCAACCGCGCCGTTGCCGCCGGCGATCTGGCGGCTGAATTGAAGAAGCAGCTCCCTGGATTCGCCGGATTGGAGGATGTGTATCTCGACCGTCTGCTGGGTAGCTTTCTGGCGCTGGTCTCTCGCGCCAGGGTTCCCGGCCTGCTCATCGATGGCACACAGAAACATGATCCGCTGGTCCGGATCCGGATGCAGCTCTGGTTGCGCGAGCTCAGACGCATGGTGGCCTCGGTCCGCCGCGACCCGGTGCTTGGCTTCGCAGACGACCTGAAGCCCGACGAGTTGAAGCGCAGCCTGCCGGTGATCCACTGCCGCGAATGCGGGAACACGGGCTGGGGCGGCACGGTCCGGGATGCCGATACCCGCATCAATCCGGACCTGCAAACCTTTTACAACAGCTACTTCGCGAATTCGCCTCACGTCCACTTTCTCTATCCATACTCCGAAGATGACAGGAAGAAGCAGCGAGAGATTCCGCACTACGTTTGTACGGATTGCCTGAACATCCAGCGCATGACCGAGCCGGGCACGTGCGCCAACTGCGGCGCCAATTTCGAGCGGATGCTGCCGGTCTGGATTCCCAACACGAACTACACGGTAAAGAAGAACGACGGAACCGAGAGGCGCCTGGGTTCTCATGATTGCCCAAGCTGCGGCGGCCACAACTCGCTGACCATCCTGGGCTCGCGCGCGGCCAGCCTGACCAGCGTCATCATCGCGCAATTGTTTTCCTCGCCGTTCAACGAAGACAAGAAGCTGCTGGCGTTTTCCGACTCCGTGCAGGACGCGTCGCACCGGTCCGGCTTCTTCGCTGCGCGCACGTATACGTTCAATTTACGGAGCGCGATTCAGAAGACCATTCTAGCCGCCGGCGGACCGGTTCCGTTCGAAACCCTCACGGCCCGATTTCTGGATGACTGGCGGCAGCGCCTCAAGTCTGAATCATTCCTGGCAACCTTCCTGCCGCCGGACTTGAACTGGCTGGAAGACTATGAGGCATTGCGAGCCACGGGGCGGTTGCCCGAAGGCTCCGATCTCATGAGCCTGCTCGATCGGCGGCTCGCATGGGAGATCTGGAGCGAGTACACATTCGACTGCCGCATCGGACGCACGCTGGAGAAAACCGGCAGTTCGACGCTGGAAGTGAAGCCCGATTTGCGGAAGCGAGCGATCGAGGCGCTGCTGCCGCGGTTGCGAGAGAAAATAGGTCCGCTTCGGGATCTGGACCAGATTGCGCTTGCGCGCTTCCTGGCCGGATTGGTGCAGAACCTGAAGAACCGCGGGGCCGTGGACGAGAGCGACCTCGCGCCGTATATCGAGAGCCTGGGTAATAGTTGGCTGCTCGGCAAGCAGGGCGGCCGCGCCCTATGGCGGCCAAACTTCTCGCGCGGCTCGCGGTCGCCTGTTTTTCTTACATCGCGTGGCGGTGAGCGATTTCAGACACTGATCCGCCAGCCGAACAATCCGACGCCTACCTGGTATGAGGATTGGCTGGAAAAATCGTTTTACGGCCTCGATCCGAATGTTGCCAATTCAATGCAGGTGATCTATGAGGCCGTGCTGAGTGCGCTTGTGGAAACGGGCCTCGTCTTTGAGCGGAACGCGAAGGGCGCGCGTGTTTGGGGACTCAAACCGGACGCCTTTCAGGTCACCATCGGCGTGATTCAGTTCCGGTGCAAGTACTGTAGCTACGCTGTTTCCGTGGGTCCTGACGATGCCGAGACGTTTGAAGGCAGCCATTGCATGCGGTACAACTGCGACGGGCACTTCGAGCGTGCGCCGGATAAGGAAGACTATTACCGCCGACTGTACGAATCAGGCGACGTGCAGCGAATCTTCTCGGAGGAGCACACGGGTCTGCTTGACCGCGAGACGCGGGAACGGGTCGAAGACGGATTCCGTCGCGAGGACAAAAAGCGCATGCCCGGCGATCCGAACTTGCTGTCCTGCACGCCGACGTTGGAGATGGGTATCAACATCGGCGATCTCTCGTCGATCGCGCTCTGTTCCGTGCCGCCGAAGGCGAGCAATTACCTGCAGAGAGTCGGACGAGCCGGGCGAGTAGACGGTAATTCCTTCGTGCTCACTGTGGCCAACGCGCGGCCACACGACTTGTTCTTCTACTTCGAGCCGGAAGAGATGATCCAAGGGCGCGTGGAAACGCCTGGTTGCTTCTTGAATGCGTCGGCAGTGCTAGAGCGGCAGTTGACAGCCTACGTGTTTGATCGCTGGGTAGAGACGGGCGTGCCAGAAGGAGCGCTCCCCGACGAATTGCGATCCGTGCTCGATGTGGTGGAGAACGGTGACCGGACCAAGGGGTTCCCAGCGAACCTACTTGCCTTCTTTGAGCAAAACCGCACCGAGATGGAGGATGGCTTTCTCGCGCTGTTCGAGAACGAGGTCGCCGATTACACCCGCGAAAGGATTCGGGCCTTCTCACGTGGGACAGACCTCGACATCACAGGGCTGGAACGTTCGATCTGGGAGGGGCTGGAGGAGTTGGCGGCGGAACGCAAGGCCCTGCGCGGCCGCATTCAGGCTCTCACCAAGAGAATCCGCGACGTGAAGCAGGACCCGGCACGCGATCAGAACTTCGAGGACACTCTTCAGCAACTGCTCCGCGAGAAAGCAGCAATGAATGAGATTGTCCGGTCCATGAACGAACGGCAGGTCCTGAATTTTTTCACCGACGAAGGGCTACTGCCTAACTACGCTTTCCCGGAAGCCGGTGTCATCCTGCGATCGGTTATCTACCGGCGGAATCCCAAGGCGGAAGATGAAGAACGGAAATACAAGACGCGGACGTATGAGTATGAGCGGCCGGCATCCTCCGCGATTCTGGAACTGGCGCCGGCGAACCACTTCTATGCAGAAGGCCGCAAGCTGGAAGTCGATCAGGTGAACCTCCAGGTTTCTCGAATCCAACCGTGGCGGTTCTGTAGCGATTGCTCATACCTGGAACTGGAAGGATTGTTGGAACCACGGGCCTCGTGCCCTCATTGCGGTAATCCGCTTTGGTCGGACGAGGGGCAACGGCGCAACATGCTGCGAATGCGGCAGGTCATATCGACCTCCTCGGAGCAGGAAAGCCGGTCCTACGACGAGAGCGACGACCGCGAGCCACAGTTCTATCAGAAGAACATGTTCGTGGTGAAAGAAGACGCCGACATCACCGAGGCATACTTCATCGACCGCGAAGAGGTGCCATTCGGATTCGAGTTTTTCCGGAAGATCAAATTACGGGAGGTGAACTTCGGCGAGAAGATGGCCGGTGGCCCGCAACTGACGATCGCCGGTCGATCAGTTGTAGACAGGCCCTTTGAGTTGTGCGGCGCGTGCGGGAAGGTCAAGAAGAACGGCAAAATCGAGCATGCCATCTACTGCCGCTATTGGGGCAAGGAAGAGAAAGAAAAGGTCATCGAGGCATGCTTCCTCTACCGGGAATTCACATCGGAGGCCATCCGCATGCTGCTCCCCGTGGCGAGTTTCGACGTGGAGCGCAACATCCACTCCTTTGTCGCGGCGCTCGATTTGGGTCTCAGGAAGAAGTTCCGAGGTGATCCCGGCCACCTCCTTACAACCGTGATGGATGAACCGGTGCCTGGTTCCGACGTGCGCAAGCGGTATCTCGTGCTCTATGACGGTGTGCCAGGAGGAACCGGCTACCTGAAGGAGTTGATGCGTGACCAACAGAGCCTCCTGGAAGTGTTCGAGCTAGCCCACGACGTCCTTAAGAATTGCATCTGCCAGAACGACCCGGAGAAGGACGGCTGCTATCGCTGCCTCCTCGCATACCGGGGGCGGCACGACCAGCAAAACACATCCCGGCAGGCAGCCCTCGAATTGTTGAAGCTGATCCTCGACAACCGGCAGCACTTGAAGCGAACCGACCGGCTGGATGCCATCCGTATCAACCGGTTGCTGGAAAGTGAGTTGGAGGGCCGTTTCATCGAGGCTCTGCGCCGAACCCCGGAAGGCGAGCCGCCGCGTAGTGTCACGCATCATGTGGTGAACGGCAAAGAAGGCTTCTACCTGCGGTCGGAATTTGGGAATTATCTGATTGAACCGCAGGTGGACGTTGGCTTGGCACAGGGGGTGGCTGTTCCAAGCCGCGTTGATTTTGTTTTCTATCCTGAGCGCCCAGAGAGGAGCGACCTGCCTATCGCCGTCTTCACGGATGGTTACGAGTACCATGCCGATCCGAACTCAGGCCTTCGCGTGGGCACGGACACCGCCCAGCGAATGGCGCTCATGCGTTCGGGGAGATTTCGCGTCTGGTCGCTGACATGGGACGACGTACAAGAGCAGTTCAAAACCCCAGTGCCCCGATTTGAGGCGGACCTTCTGTCTCCTGGAGCGAAGCTCGGTGCTCTACTCGCCAAACTCGACCCGGCAAATACAGGCAATTGGAAGAGCATTGGCGGCTTGTCGTCCTTTGGGATTCTCATGCTCCTGCTCGGGGCCGGGCGATCCAGATCCTGGCCGACCTATGCGCAGTCTTTTGTGGTGAGTCTGCTGGAGAATGATCGCGACACTCCTGGCCGTCTGCGGCTCCACTGGCAGCGGACCCACTCTGACGGGAGCCCATTGCTCCAAGCTGAGGGCGGAATGGATTCCGCGGCCTTGCAGGCGCGCGACTTCGCCAATCTCAACGTGCGCCTCTGTCTGTTCGACGATTATGCCCATCACGGACCGGTCGAGTGGAAAAGAGCCTGGCGTGAATTCCTCCGGCTGGGCAATCTATTACAGTTCCTCGATCATTTCGACTTCGTCAGTTCGCTCGGCCTGAACGGCGAAGTCTACGCGCCGATCTTCGAGCCCGCGCGCCGGCCGCACGAGGGTGTAGTCCCTGACCGGCTCGCCGCGCTTATGGAACTAGTGGCTCCAGAGATGCACGATCTTTGCCGCAGGGCTGCCGAGCGCGGCAAGGCTTTACCGGAGGCAGGGTTTGAGTTGACCAGCGAGGAAGGCGAGATTATTGCCGCTGCTGAACTCGCATGGCCCGTTTGCCGCCTTGCCGTTCTGCTGGAACATGAAGCTGATGGCGCGTGCTGCTTCGAGAGGGCAGGTTGGCGGGTGTTCTTTGCCGATGCCGTACTGAGTACACCGGAGGCGCTGCTGGATCTATTGCCCGATGAGGTTGCCGAATGACGATTGCCCTTTCCAGTGATTTTCTGCTGGCCTTCTCGAACGTCCAGAAGAGCCACCAGAAGCAAGTGCGGGAGTTCATCGAACGTTTCCGCGAGCGGCCCGATGCGCCGGGGTTGAACTACGAGGTGATCCAGAGCGCCAAGGGCAAGGATCTCTATTCTGTGCGCATCAACCAAGCGTATCGAGCCGTGGTCTTCCATCCTTCGAATTCGCAGGTCTACGTTCTGTCATGGGTGGATCACCACGACGAAGCCTACCGTTGGGCAGAACGGAAGCAATTTGTCGTGCATCCAGCCACTGGCGCATTACAGATGCTCAGTGCGGAACCTCAGGAGGCGCCTCCGGCCGCGCCTGCTCCCGCCGCTGCCAAGACGGGGCTATTCTCTGAGATCAAGGACAAGCAACTATTGCGCTTGGGGGTGCCGGAAGAACTGATCGGCGCTGTGCGAGGCATTAACTCAGACGCCGAGTTGGAGGCTGCGGAGAGACGGCTTCCGCAGGAGGCCTACGAAGCACTATTCATGCTCGCCTCCGGCTTCAGCTTGGACGACGTCTTCCGCGAGATGGAGAAACCGGAAGAGGAAGTTCCGGTCGATCAGAAGGACTTCGTTGCCGCTCTGCAAAACGAAGACTCCAAGCGGCGGTTCTACGTGGTCGACGAGGCCAAGGATTTGGCCGAGGTGCTGAACGCTCCGCTCGAGCAATGGCGCGTTTTCCTCCATCCGAAGCAGCGAAAACTTGTTTCGATGCAGGTCAACGGCCCTGTTCGCGTACTCGGTGGCGCCGGTACGGGGAAGACAGTTGTCGCGATGCACCGCGCCCGTTACCTGGCGGAGGAGGTCTTCAACAAGAAAGAGGACCGCATACTGTTCACGACGTTCACGCGGAACCTGGCCACGGATATCCAGGAGAATCTACGCAAGCTCTGCTCGGTTGACGCGCTCTCACGCATCGATGTCGTGAACCTGGATGCCTGGGTGGCGAATTTCCTGCGCGGGCAGGGATACCGGCATCAGGTCGTTTTCGATGAAGACGAAAACGAGGCATGGGCCTACGCCCTCAACCAAGCTCCGTCTGACCTCGGGCTCGCTCCGAACTTTTATCGCTCCGAGTGGGAACAGGTCGTTCAGGCTCAGAACATCACAGACGCTGATCAGTACCTCAAGGCGTCCCGCATTGGCCGTGGAACAAAACTGGGCCGCGACGCCAAGAAACGGATCTGGCCTGTCTTTCAGGAGTACCGGGCCCAACTCAACGAACAGGGAAAGAAGGAGTACATCGATCTTCTGCGCGACGCCCGCGGCCTGATCCAGAGCAAGGGAATCTCCCTGCCCTATCGGGCGGTGATCGTCGATGAGGCGCAGGATATGAGCGCCGAGGCGTTCCGCTTGATGCGGGCGATTGTGCCGGAAGGGACCAACGACTTGTTCATCGTCGGCGATGCGCACCAGCGGATTTACCGCCATCGCGTCTCGCTAGGCCAGTGCGGGATCAACATCAAGGGCCGCGGCAAGAAGCTCAAGATCAACTACCGCACCACCGATGAGACTCGCCGGTTTGCAGTTGCGCTCCTGGAGGGTCGCGAGATCGACGACCTGGATGGTGGAACGGACCAACAGAAGGGCTACGTCTCCTTGACCCATGGTCGGCCTCCGTTGGTCCGGAGCTTCGGCACCTTTGCCGAGGAAGTCGCTTTCCTGAAACAGCACATTGGGGAGATTCAGAAGGACGGTGCGCCACTGGAATCCGTATGCGTGGTGGCCCGAACCAAGCGCCTCGTGGAGGGCTACATCTCCCAGTTGCAGGCCGCCGGGTTTGGTACGTACGAGATTAAGCGCAATGCAGCCGAGCAGCGGGACAAGCCCGGTATCCGTGTCGCCACCATGCACCGGGTCAAGGGGCTTGAGTTCGAGCACGTCATCGTAGTCGCGGCGAACGAGGGCATCCTCCCCCTAAAGGCCGCGGTCGTTGACGCGGAAGACACGGTGGCGCGGCGCGACGCCGAAACCGGGGAGCGATCCTTGCTCTACGTGGCGCTGACTCGCGCCCGGCGATCTGCAACCATCACTGGCTATGGCCAGGCAAGTCCTTTTCTGACAAAAGCTGGCCCAGTTTGAAAATTGCTGGCCGCTCGCGGATGAAAAGGGTGGGGGCGGAAGAGCCTATCCAGCAGCCGCAGCGAAGAGCACGAGGATTAACGGTTCGAGCCAGCCCCGATCCGCGGCCGCACCGTACGCATCCCACCTTTCGATCGCCGTCTTGATACGGGCAACCTCTGGGTCAGAGAACTCAAACTCCTTGGCTGGCAGCGAAAGCGTGGGATTCCACACCACGCGCTCCTGGCCGGCGAGCATCTCGCGCTTCAACTCAAGCGCCTGCTCTTCGTCGGCGTCAAGTGCGATGCGATCCTGAATGGCCCAGATCGCGCGAATAGAACCGACGTCTGCCCGCTGCGCGCCCAGGAGTGCATGGAGGTTCAGACGCTGAGTGTGATTCAGTGTCACTTTCATCTGGTTTGTCCTTTTACGGGTTGGAGTAGAGCAGAATGTAGCCGGCCGTCACGCCGGCCGGATTCTTCACTTTGATCACGCCAGCCCACCCGGACGGATTGCTGGCACCCATCAGTTCGGCAAGCCGGTAGCCGTTGCCACTGCTGCCCGCAATAATCAGTTCGCCGCCCGCCGTCACCTGCAATAGCGTGTGATCCGCGAGATTTGATCCGGGGCCAGCAACGCGGAACGGCGACTCGCTGGCGTCTTTCGCCACCACCAGCAACGAGCCGCACGCGACTCCGGCCGCAACCGGCGACGTTTGGTAGCCCCACGTCCTGGCGTATGCCTTCTTCGGATCGTTGCCCTGCTGGAGGCACGCACCCCAGAGATAGATGTCTCCGCTCGTCCAGCTGTCGCCGTTGCCGGCGAACTGGCGGACGACGATCCAGAGGCCAGTCTGTCCGCCCGCAAGCGTGCCGATAATTTTGAACCGCTGCCACGAGGTTGTGAGCGTGATGCTGGTCGGACCCGCCAGGTACGAGGCGTACCCGTTGTCTACAATGGCGATCGAGACCTGCTTCGTCCCGCTCGCAACCTTCGCCCAGATGTAGAACGTGTACTGCCCGCCCGAAACCAAGCCCGCGATCTGCTGTTGGATGACGGGCGTCGTCGTGTTCGCGGTGACCGTATCGGCTGTTGTGTTGGCGTCCGGAGCGGTGGTGCTGTCCACCGACACCGAGCAGGAACCACCGTTCTTGTCCCACGTTCCGACGGTGAAATCCTCCGAGTATTTCGCCATGTTCTCGAAGGAACCGCCCACAGTCTGATAAGCGCCGCACTCGACCGATTGCAGGTGCGAGTCGAGATACCCCCACAGATTGTTGGCGGCTACGTAGCCGAAGTTTGCGCCGGCGGAACCGTCACGCTGGACCACCGTGCTGGCGGTAGCGGTGGCAGTCGCGTCGATGATCTGAGATGACGTGTGCGTGTGCGTCGGCAGGTCGCCACTGGCCAGCGCAGCTACGGTGACTGCTGCCCCCGCAGACGCCTGCTTCAGAAAGCCGGGCCCAGTCGCAGACAGATCGGCGGCCGTACCGCCGCGCACGAGCGTCACCGTCCCGGAGTTGATGTCTCCCGCCGCGTGGTTGTGGGTGGGAAGATCGCCGGCCACCAGCGTGTCCCACGACGGAAGCGCCGACGCCGATCCGGTCCCGACCTGCCGCAGGAATTTCCTGGTGGTCGTCGTCTGGCCAGCCAGGCGCACCCAAGCTGGGCTGGCGTTCGCGGCGATGAGGTCGCCCAGCACCGGCGACGCCGCCGCCGTGTCGGGATGGGTCGCGGAGAGAAGATTATGGTTCGCACCGCCCGAAGCAGCGATCGTCACGGTCACACGGTCGTTGCCGGGGTCATCCGCAATCGTGAGCGTTGTGTTGGCACCCTCGATCAGGTTCAATGCCCTTCGCGTGCCCACGGCGGAGCCGTTGTTTTGGATCGTGAACGGCAGCGATCCGGAAACGATGTCGGTGGCCACGTGCGTGTGGGCGGGGATGTCGCCAGCAACCAGGGTCGCACCAGTGGTCACGCGCCCTTTCGCATCCACAGTGGTCTTGGTGTACGTGCCAGGGGTGACGCCGGAGGCAGCCAGCCCGATCACTCCGGCGTCGATCGTCAGCCCGCCAACCGGATCGACCTGGACGATACCCTTGCTCGTGGTGGTTGCGTCCGGATAAGAGAAGGCGCCGAACGTCTGGCCCGCCGCGAAGTCGATGATCGCGTCCATCGCGAGATGGTTGTTCGCATTAAGCGCCATCCCGAGATCGCCAGAGTTGTCGGCCTTGCGCCACTTCAATGCGCCGAGGTTCGGGAGACGGACCAGGCCGGTGCCCGCCTTGTTCCCTGTGCCGAACTCCGCGCCGTCCTGGAAGGTCTTGATTCCGGTGATGGTGACCGCACCGTCCTTCCGGACGTAGTTGCGAGCGGCGACGGTTCCCAATTCTGTTTCGACCGCCAGCACCGCGGATTGAAGAGCGGTAATGAAACCAGACACCATGTTCGCCCGTACCGTCGCGCCGTTCGCGTGGCTGGCGGCCGTGGTCCCGAAGGCTCCACGCTGGCAGCCCGTAAACTGCGATCCGGTACGCGCAGTGTAGATGACGAGCTCGTCGTCGATCGTGAGCACACCATAGGCATCGGCGAACCCACCAGCCGTCGATTGGACACTGATGGTCGAGTCGCCCGCACCGACGGCGACCGTGGTCGTCGTTTCGAGCGGCTTGGTCGAAAACGCGTCGGCTGGCGTGAACAGCGTTGCCGCAGTGTCGATCGCCGACGGAAAGTTACTCATTGAATCACCTCGTATTCGCGCGAAACTGGTTCAGCGCGCCGCCGGCTACAGGCAGCACCGGCTGCGCCATGACCATCTCGACTGCGCGGGCGGCGTTCGGCTTGAAGTATTGCGCGTTGCTCACCTGAATTTGACTGATTGGGAGCGGCACAGGTCGTGAGTTCAAGCAGAACTGATCGAACGCCCAGAAGCAGAACGAGTAGAGCGTCAAAGGTCGCCACATCCCATAGGCCTGTGCCATCGGCGGGTCTGGGGGACCGTACAGTCCGGACAGGAACATGCACTCCGAAGCAGGCCGCCCCAGCGTGGTACCGAAAGCGATCACCTGCCGGATCAACGTGGAGCTCTTCTGCCACACGTCGTAGTCGAATCCTTCGCATCGGAAATACTTGATGCCATAGGACGAGCTCTTCCATTGGTTGGGCAGGTTCACATAGGAGTTGAGCGCGCGGAACTTCGCGCTGGGCGCGGGCGAGCCCTGGTTTGCGTCGAGCGGCCAGAGGCATTCGAACACTGCGGTCGGATGGTATTGCCGCACGTAGGTGATCACGTCCTGGCAGTAAGCCCAGATTCGGTCGCGAAGGAAATCGGCAGTCTCGTTTGGGTGCGCCGGGTCGCCCCTCGGGTCATCCGTGTTCGCGCGAAACGGCCAGATCTGGCGCCCTTTCGCCGCCGCGAAATCGTCGATCGTGTCCTGATCGTAGTAGGGCATCCCGCCATTCGGGTCCTGCGCCTGGTTGTCGAAATACCACCACTGCGTCTCACCGAACTGGAGCACCACCGGCAGGCCCGCAGCTTCGATCTGGTCGGCGCACTCCTTGTACATCTGGCGCAGGTACGTTCGGACCCGCGAGCCGAAGTGCATCTGGTGGGAAGGGACGCCCAGATCAACATCCGCGCCTGGCGCGACGACGCCGTCGATGTACGAGAGGTACTTCGCGCGCATCGCCGCCGGCGGCAGGTAACATTCCATGGAGAATGCAAACGAAGCCTTGATGCCTGCCGCCTGGAATTGGCTGGCCAGATCCTTGATCCACCGGCGCGCGCCCTCGGTCATCACCGGAGAGATCCCGTCGATCATCTCCCAATCGCCCTCAGCGCCGGCAGCGCCCATATGATCCGTGAGCGTGAGCGTGAGGGAATTCGGCGCGCTCACCGCCAGGCCAGTGAAGGTCCACGAAGGAGCCTTCGATTCGATTCGCAACGTGGTGCTCGATCCGAAGTTATCGTCGGCCCATACGCCGGAGAACATGCCGTTGATGGTGGCGCGCATCTGGGAGACGATCTGCTGCAACGTCTCGCCGTACCCAATCGCGTGGTTGATGGTGGTCCCGCCGATGGAGAATGAAACAACGTCGCCGGATGCTGGCGTACCGGAGAACTCAACCGTCGCGTACGGGTAGCTCGCGCCCACGCGCCGTCGCTTGTTGTTCCAGAAGACGCCCATGTACACATCGGCGTGGCCGTTGAAGCCGAGCTTCTGGAGCTGCCAAAGATGCCAGGCCGGGGGCTTCTTATAGCCGTGGTCGGTGTCGAAGTCGACGGCGAGCGACACATCGGAGTAGACCTGCGGTGGGTCCGGAACGTCCTGCGGGACCAACGGCCATAGGTAGTCGAAATAGAAGTAGTATCCGGTGCTCGCGGGGTTCTTCTCGAACATTGCGGTGATCTCGACACTGTGTGTTCCGGCCGCGACGCCGCCTGCGACCTTCAGCATTGCCGTGGTCCCGCCGTACTCATTCAGGTACAGATCGAACGGCGATCCTGGGACAGCGACGCCGTCTACTTTGACCGCGACCTTGCCGCAATCGGTGTTCAGGAAAGTGCCGAGATACAAATCATGCTGCTCGGTCTGCGAGTAGCGAAGCGACACCTTGCGCACATCCTCCGCGTTTGCGGGCGCGGTACGGCTGGCGTGGCCTGTGCTCCACCACTGTGACGGCCAGCCCGCGCCGTACTTGTAATCCTCCCAGTAGCCGGTGGTCTGGCAGCGCGGGTCCGACTCCTCGATCCGCGGCGACCCGCCGCCGACCTTCAGGCTGCCATCGCCGGTGACCTGGATATTCGAGATCGTGCATCCCCACTCCACGTCGCTGGCGAACCCGCTCACCGCAGAGAGCTTCTTCATCCGCGCGCCAGCGGACCAGGAGCCGGGCGTCGAGGATTGGTATCCACGCGCTACAGTGATCTGCGTCGCAGACACGACCGAAACCAACTGGACGCGTTCTTCCAGATCTGGAGTGCCGATGAAATAGCGACCGCCCGTGAGCTTCGAGCAGTCGTCGACCTGCCAGGTTGTGTCCGAGGGACCAACATCGGCAGTGAGGAAGCAGCCGTCCTCCAGTTCCGTTTCCATCTGCTCGAACCGCGGCGCGAAGACCATGTAGATCTTCCGGCAGTCGTTCATCGGCACGGCGGTATTGTTGCGATCCAGGAGTTCCTGGGTGAAATCGAACGTGATGTGGTACCTGGTGTCGTTGTCCCCGCCCGCAAACCGAAGACTCGCGCCGTTCCCCGCACCCCACTGAAAGCCCTGGCCGCTCCCAACCGGGGCACCGCCCATCGTTCGTCCATGCGCCAGGAAGACACGGTCTAGGTTGCCGAGCTTCCCGTAACGCGGTGTCGATCCGGACGCGGTGACGAACGTGAGCGTGATTCCGCCGCTGCTCGGACCACTCTGCCAAACCTGCGCCTGGATCACACCGCTCTGGTCCGGCCCAAAGCGGCCCGATACGGCGTCGCCCGCCGCATTGATCATGTCCGCGAGCTTTTGCGCGACGTGCCACGCCTTCGTTTTCCGAGTGATGAAGGAGCCGCTGGGGTGGTCCTGCGTCACGCTCGCGGTGAGCGAACTGCCGCCAACTCCGGCCACCGTGGTCTGCTCTTCATTTGTCCCGGTGCGCTCGATCCAGATGCCGTCACCTGCGGCGTAGCCTGCAGTGCTCTGAACCGGCAGGCTGGAATCGCTGGCTTTCACGTCCGCTGTGAGTTGAGTTTCCACCCGGCAATCCGTGCTGGTCACCGTGTAGCGGGTATCCCGGAAGTAGAGGTGCAGCCAATCGATCCCGCCGTCCATGTTTTCGTCGCCGGTAATATCGATGAGGACGGTCGCTGGCGTCTCGCCGCCCGAAACGACGCTCGCGTGCGGTAGCAATGGGACTTCGTGTACGTCGCCCTTACCGGTGACGAACGTCATCGCGTCCCAGGAGACGGACGGGTACTTGGCGGCATCGAGGCGAATCGCGCCGTCGAGTTCCTGGTCGTATTCGATGTCGAACTCCAGCTTGAGGCCGGATAGGTCCGTCTTCGGCAGGTGCTTCAGTCGCAGGTGGTTGAAGTAGTCGTATGCGTTCCACCAGCCCAGCACCGCGAAGTCCTCGGCCGCTTGGAAGATTCCCGAGATAGACACACCCGTCTCGGTGGCGTCGTGAATGGTGGTAGTCGCGCCATGGCCAGTGAAGCCTTGCATCTGGAAGTTTCGGCGCGGATCGAAAATGTATAGTAGTTCCGCCGGCACGCGTAGATGATTGGCCTGGAGAGGCTCTTACGGGCACTGCGGCTACGAACGCCTGAGGCTGCCCGTCGGTGACAGGGTTGCTGTGGAGACCATTCTGCGGGAGAATCGCTCTCTGATATGCTTTATTGCTGATAGTGGAAAGACCGGGATTGCATGGACTCTTCGGAACCGCAAGCGATCGATCTCAGGCTGAGTCCCGAGGCAGAGCGCTACTTGGTCGAAGTAGAGCAACGTAGACTCGCCGTTCTTTCAGCCGTCTCCCGCCTCCCAATCGGCGTTCTGATTTGGGGACCCGCTCCTACCGGCGATTCACGCGTAGCCCAGGCTAGGAGGCTGTTACGAGACGAAATGATCCGGCGTGGTCACCTCGCTCAATTCAGTGAGGATCTGCTTCTAAAGGACTCCACGTATTCGGTCCAACTGCAGCAGCTTTCGCATGTGGAGGCAGCAGACATCGTATTCTCGCTTCCGGACTCTCCCGGTTCAATCGCCGAAGTGCACGACTTCGCCAAACTCCCGAAACTTTCACATAAGATCGTGACCTTCCTGGATAGGCAGTGGAACGATGGATATGCAAATCGAAGCCTGATTGAATTGCAGTCGCGTGTTACTTGTGCGATTGAGCCATACGACGCCGAGCAATTGCCCTCCTGCATAATCTCGAAAGCCGCTGAAATGGTGGGCAGGCTGCAGGAACTCTACTGGCTGCTTGGGAGGCGCCTATGAGCAGCACGGTGTACCTCCTCGACGACTATCGCTTCCCGATACTGTCAAACAAGAACGCCCTCACGCTATTGGCGTTGCTTTTGCGTGAAGGCGCGAAAACACAAGAGGAGTTGGCCGCAAATTCAAAGATTCCGTCCGCTGCCCTTCGATCGCTGGCTCGGGATCTGTTTCATGCTGGTTTAGTCCGATTAGTGGAGGGAGACACACTATCGCTTACGGACAAGGGCGCGGCAATCCTTGATCGTCTGGGTCTCCTCGGTCTGATGGTCGATTCCGTCGTCACATCTTATTCCCTCCCCGACGAACCAGGTGTCGGCTTGAAGCGATTGTTGAGTTCCGGCCGATCGGCCATGCAGAAGTCCCTTCGTCTTAGGGTCGTGGACCGACTAGCGAAGGCTTGGGCTCGCGACCCTAACGAAGCGTCCCGGTTCTTGCTTGCCTCGGTTCTAGCCATGCACGATCAGGACGCACCAATTCGCAGTCCAGAACATAGTTCGATACCCTTATTGCATTTCTCTGGGCATGGACATGCTTGGGAGAACCTCTGGCTGCGCGCATCTTCCGATTTGGATGATGCCAAAGCGTTCTGTTCACACTGGCGCCTTCCCGCCGCAGAAGACAAGAAGCGCGTCGTCCAGTTCATTTTGTTCGAAACGTGTGCAAGCGCTCTTGCCCAGGTTGATCGCCCGTCAATGTGGTTACACAAGGCCTGTGTCGAGGATGGATCGTTGCCATCGCGGCTGACGGAACACATGATTGCTTGGGTGCCGAATGCCGACGCGCTACTGACGCAGCTAGCTCACAGATACCAGCCCGAATATCTGCAATTCCAGTTGGCTTTCCAGAAAGAAGCGGTCTGGGACGCGCTCTGTGAGGTCCTTCGGGCCCAATTAGGGGATGATGATTCAACTCCGGTGACCATGCGGAATCTGATCGGCGATTTGCTCGAGGGACCTCTTGACGGACCGGAACGAGTCGAGTTGGCATTGTTACGCATTTCCGAACTACGGCATGAGATCGAGACAGGTTCTCTGAGGAGCCTTTCTGTTCAGGACTGCCAGCGTCTTGAAGAAGAGGTAGCAAAGTTGGCTGAGTCCTTGTCTTCAAAGCGATCAACTCCGAGCCACGACGACGAGTGAATTATCGGCCTCATGTCTGGATCACGACTGTAAGATCCGCTCCAGGATCGGGGGAAGCCACGGCCTTGATATCGAACGCCAAGTCATATCCTTCGTTAAGAATAGGCGTTGGCCAGATGCACGGCCGAATCGCGCACGCCGGGTGGTCCCTCGTGATGACGGCATCGAACGTCTGGTTTGCTGGATCGACCGCCAGTACCTGGACGCACTCTTCGGTCGCGCCACCCAAGTCGAAGAACACGAACCGGCCCACCTCAAGGCCGGTCGTGGATGCATCATAGGAGGCTGTGGAAATCGTCTGGACCGAACCGCTACCCGTGATTGCGTTGATGCTGACCAGCCCATAGTCCGCATACGGAAGCCGTCGCGTCTCCGGCTTGCCGTAGCCCTGGCCGACCAGGAAGTCGTATGTGTTCTTCGCGCCGTCCGGAAGCATCTGCGCTATCCCCATTTTTTCGAGTATGTTCCAGGTCGAGCCTCCATCAGCCGAGTACTTCACCACGTAAGCCGACTGCCCATCCGTGGTCGGTTGTTGGACATAAGCGAAGACGCACCGCATGGACGCGGCATCATGGACCTTCATCGGGATGGCCACGTTGTCCTGAGCCGACAGCGGGCCGGGGATCTGAAACGTGTAGGCGCCGCCTGAGCAGGTCCGGTCGCCCGGCATGAACGGTTCGTTGTGGTGGGACAGCCCCCAGACCGTGAACGGTCCGTAGCCGAAGTGATTGGCTACACCAACCAACACCGACACGATGCACGCCGAAGGGAGCTTCGCCTCGATCCGGGCCGGCAGTCCCGGCGTCCGGAAGAAACCTTTCTTCACGGCCATCGTGAACATCTTCATGTCGAGCTTGTAGAACCGAACGCCCTCCAAGTGTGCGCAGCGCAGCGTGCCGAAGGTGGCTTGGCCGGCCGGAACTCCCGGATACGCCCGTTGGAACTGAAAGGATCCGGTCGGCACCACGTCGCCAGTCTCGCCCCGTCCCACGATTTGCGCGCATTCATATGATCGGCGGCCCGGATTGTCCGCGTCGGCAGCTTCGTCGTTGAACACCACGAAGTCACCTACCTTGAACGTCCGCGCCACATCCGGATTTACCGTGCAGTTGACCGTCGCCGGATCGGTGGGCGAATCCAGTGCGGCGTCGAGGCTGCCCCACAGATCGGTGGCGAGCTCGTCCACGTAGTACAAGCCCATGGCGATCTCGGTGGCGCCGGCGATATTGTCGTTCCCCGATGCATCGGGATCGACCGAAATATCGTCGACAGCAAACGAGCCGTAATCCGTAAGCTTGGGCGTTCCGTGAACAATCCCCGGCACTCCCGTGTCATGGAACAACTCATCGGGAACCGGCGAGGCCTCTACGTCGGCGGGCTTCGGGCCGTCCACGAGATCGTACATCGAGTCCGTGGTCGTGCGGCCCTGGATGTCGATCGAGTAATCCTTGTTGAGCTTCCAGCCGGTTACGCGAAACTCTCCCGAGCCGTTCGGCATGTCGTCGTGCGTCATCGAGCAAACCATGCCGGGCTCGCTGTTGAGTGCGAGCACCGTGGTCCGGAACGACAACTGACGTGCAGCTTTCCATTCCGCAGCGTTGATCCCGCCCAATTCTTCCCGAAGCCGGGTGCTGATGATGCGCGCCGCCTGAGATTTGGTGAAGGTGCCGGAGAGGTTGACGTTCGATTTCAGGAACAGCGGGCCCGCGCCGCTACCGATCTGCGTCGCGTAGTCAATGTCGTAGACGGTGACCGAGTTGTTGACGAACTTGTAGTCTTGGTCGGCGAAGTTTGCCGTCAGATGGTTGAAGGATGGCTTGATCGGAGCCAACTGGAGCGACTGGAATAGGATGTTCCCGATGGTGAAGGCTTCCACCGTCGAGGAGTTCTCGCGGATACCGATCTTGAGTTTGCCGAAAGCAAACGTGTAGTAGCCCAGGCAGTTCATCAGGACTTCCTGGAGCCAGTCGCGGAGCGGCTTCTCCTCCTGCAGCACGCCACGGAATTTGAACTGCGTCTCGCTGCCCGACCCGACCAGTTTCGTTACGCTGTCGTTGCAGATCGCCGCCGCGTCCAGCACCGCTTGCACGTCGAAGAACGTCTCGGCGAGGTCCAGTTGCGCCGTGGTCGCGTTGCCGCCCAGCCGGAGGCCGCGCGCACGAAGCAGCATGTTGACCGCGATCCACACCGGGTTGGTGAGCGCCGGCCCATAGGCGCGCGCGCCGAGCGAGGTCCACACCCAGCCGCTCATCCCCTGCTGGACGTAGGCGATCATCGCGTGGTCGCCGGGTTTCGTGAGTTGCAGGCCCTTGGCGTCGCTGCGCCGGATCACGATGAACGCGGTTCCGGCCGCGAAGTTGTCCTTAAATGTAGAGGCACCCGAGTACACCTTCCGCCAATCGCCGCCCGTGGTGTTGCCGGATTGATCGAGCGAAAAGAAGTCGGTCGCGCCGGCAGGATCGGTCCCCAGGCACTGGCGAATCCCATATGTCGGCTGGTTGGGCCAGCCATGCTGGGCCTGGCCGTCCAGCGTGCTGCCGACGAACACGGCTCCGGCGGCGTTTGCGCCGACAGGGTTTCCGTCCAGATCCTCGTAGTGCGCGTCGGTGTACGCGATGAGCGGGCCTTCGCCCACGATCCCCAGCGCTTCGTAGAAATCGCTTTCGTCCCGGCCGGCGGCGACCTTGCAGTTCACCGGCATCTCGCCGTCTGTGTAGATCTCCGGAACCACCTGATCGTAGATGGAGTCCGCAACCAAGGAAACGCTGGTGATGGTTGACCGCCCGAAGCCGAACACTCCGGTCGAGTTGTCCTTGATCGTTACACCCTGCGGCTCCGCAATGATGCCGCCGTACGACCGCTTCATGCCGTGTGCCAGGCAGCCGTTCGGTGTGTCGTAGCCCTTGTCGCACTTGGTCGGATCGCCATCCGGGAAGTGGACCAGGTCCATCGCGCCCGACGTCGAAAACGGGCAGGCCTGGGTGTTGAACGGCTTCCAGCAGGTTCGCGAAATCTTCCGGCAGGGGTAGGGCAGGTTCAGTTCGTACAGGCCGTCGGCGGCCGTGACCTTGAACTCCGGCCCGGAGTCGAACTGCCAGTTGACGATGTCGCCCCTCCACAGATCGAGCTTGATCAGCGTGCCGACATGAAAGAGAGAGAACTCGATCGACGCGCGGAACAGGTCCACATCGTTGGCAAGGTCGCGCATGACGCGATCAGCGTTTCCGAAGGTGAATGTGGCCTGGTCGGCCTCGTTCCCCATGCTCTGGGAGATGCCATCGAAGTCCACGAGCCGGGGCAGATATAGCTGTGTGCCCACCGTGCAGCGCCGGTCAGAGACATGAATTGCGGGGTAGCCGGCCTGAAGCGGCTGGAGCTTGATGAGCGGAATCATCTGCTGCACCTGCGGCAGCAGTGCGTCCTTGAGCCCTTGCGGCGGGAATCTGGTAGCGGTGGTGATCGGGCTGTAGGTGGGACTGGTCGTGGGGATCTCGATCAGCGTGACGCCGACGCTGCACACCCAATCGGCCACCATCTGCCAGGACAGAGGCTCGTTGCCGAACCGGCAGGTGTACGCCGTGGTCCCGTTGCCATCGTCGTTAGGCGCGTTGTAGGTGAACGCGCCGAAAGGCCCGTACTTCGACTCCCAGAAGTTCCGAAGCGCGATCCTCTGCGCGTCGTTCACCCACGCGCGGCGCACGGTGAACCGCTTGGCCCCGTTGCCGAGCAAGAAGCGCTGCTCGATTTTTGCATTGCCGGAGCCAAACTGGTGGATGGCCACGTCCGAATGGTTCGAACGTCCGTATGGATAGTCTGGGACTATCGGAAAGGTTCCGGACGGCGCGATGTCCGGAACGGTGATGTTGCCGATCGTGTCAGGCATTGCTCGACATTGGGACTAAAGAATTGCTCTTGGATTTTGAGTTAAAATCGTTGCCGCTATGGACCAGGGCTCAGTCACTCCTACACGCGTCCTGAAGACGATACGTGACGGATCCGGCGTTGACCACGATTCCATCGATCACGCGCTCGCCGGTTGCGACGGTGATCGTTATTTGATCCGCAAGGCAATCGGCGACCTACAGGAAGCCGGTCTGATCAAGTTCGAAGGCAGCCGTTTCATCGTCACCGAGCACTGGATGAAGCTGCAAGGACTTCTGGGAATCAGCCTAAAGACATTGATTGATGCGCAGCACGCTTTATCCGGCCTCTCAGTTCATCCGATCTTCGGGTTGCCAAGTAAGGCAACGGCACCAGACGTCTTTGTCTTGATGTCGTTTGAGCCCAGCTTGCGGCCGGTTTACGACGATCACATAAAAAAGGTCGCCGGTCAACTAAACCTCTCCGTCGGAAGGGCTGATGATTTCTTCACTGCGCATGCCGTGATCGACGATATATGGTCAGCCGTGTACAATTCAAGACTGGTCATAGCAGACTGCACAGGCCGAAACGCGAACGTCTTCTATGAGATTGGGATGGCCCACACTGTTGGCAAGCCCGTCGTCTTGACAACTCAGAACGAGGCGGATGTGCCCTTTGACCTTCGATCCATTCGGTACATACATTACAACTACACTCCGCCAGGGATGCAGAAGTTCGAAGAACGTCTGGCGAAGACGATCTCGGGGATACTTGGTGCCGTAGGCGCACGCCCCTCGTGACGCCTTCTTCTGAATCCATATACAGCCGACAGCAAGAGGAACTCATGCGAGTTCCAGTAATTCGATCTCAGCGTCGGACCTTCCCGGTCCGGACGACTGCTGCCAGTCCGAGTTGAAGCGGACTGTATAGCGGCCGGTGGTCACCTGGCCGGTCGGATCATAAGAGAACTTCGGGTTGGTGTCATACGGATCGTAGAAGTAGAACGGCTCCGTGGTGCCATTCCGTGCGTCATAGAAGGTGCGGAGCGCCTGAAGCGCCGCCGGAGTCAGCCGCTTGGTCAGCCGCCACCGCTTCCGGCTGTTGGTCGCCAGCACCGACCGCTGCGATTCCCCGTTCTTGTACTCGTTCTCGATCAGCGGGTAAGCGCGCTCGTGCGTGAACGCTCGGCACAGCGACTGCGGCAGCACGGTGGCGGGTGCCGCGTTCTGCACGGAGCCGGGCATTATGTCACCAGCGTCCCAGGACTCAACTGAAGCGCAGTCAATTCGCGCCGACCGACGTTGCTCTTCATCGCCGTGATCGCACCTTGGGCTACCACGCGTCCGTCCTGGATCACCACGTTGCCGACCGCCGTCGAGTCGATCTGGAGAGGGATCACGATCGTCCCGCCCGCATTCGTCGCCACACCACCGGCGACTCGATCGAGCGACGGCAGTCCTCCAAGCGCCGGAAGCGGCGTGCCATTGTTGTACTGCGGCGACTGGAACAACGAGCCACCGGTCTCGACCAGTGAAAGCGGCGTCACCGAGCCGGGCATGCCGGAGACCTTCTGTCCTGTGGTCATCGCGTACAACTGGATCAGGTCGCGAACCTGGGGCGAGCGGATCGCCATGTCGATATTGCCGCCGAACCCGGATTTCGCCGTGTCAACGATCTGCTGGAGTACTCCCTTGTCCGAGATGTCCACCCCGTAGAGGGCCTTGATCTTCTCCTTCGCCTTGTCCGCCGCGCCTTTGATGAACATCCGGACGATGCCGGCAATCGCTCCGGCTGCGGCACCGATGGCCGCGCCGAGTGGTCCGCCGAACTTGAAGCCGATCATCGCGCCACCAGCGGTATCTTCGGCCATGCCGGTCCAGCCGCCACGCTTCAGACCGTCGAGCAGAAGCATGCCGCCGGCCAGGAGCGCGGCGTTCGATTTGCCAATCGCGGTGAGCTTATCTCCGAAGGACCCGTACTGGCTGATCCACCCGCCGGTGGCCATGCGGCCGCCGCCCATGTCGGTCCACTGATTTTCGCCGAGACCGAAGAACGACTTCAGGCCCGGAAGAAAGCCCGCGAGCCCAGCTTTGGAAAACACTCCTCCGGCTGCAGGCGCGGCACCGATACCAGCACCGCCGCCCGTGCCGCCTGCTCCACCGCCACCAGTGGGAACGAAGATCGGAACACCACCGGCCATTCCCGCCAGGGCAAGACCACCGAATCCACCGCCATTCCCACCGCTGAAAGCCATCCCACCAGGCGGGGTTTGATTCGGTCCCGTCCAACCACCTGACCATCCGCCGCTCCCACCACCAAACACCGGGACCGCGCCGACACCGAAGATGCCGCCCAACTTGCCCAAGATCCCGCCGCCGGCGGACTTGCCCACACCGGTCTGCTGCATCTCCACGCTCGCGCCCGGAACGAACATGTTCATCAGCGCCGCCGCGACGCGCGACGTCACCACATCCTTGATCGCGGTGAGCAACGCCGTTTTCAACGAATTGCCAATGGCCGCCCATACCGACTGCGACTTCGTCACAAGCGCATCGAACACACCGCCCGCTTCCTGTTTCAGCGTCTGAAAGATGGTTTTGTACTCATCGACGACGATCTTCCGCGTAGCGTTCGCGCCCTTGGCCTGCGCCACGTCCACCTCGGAGGTGGTCGCCTTTTGAAGCGCGTCCTTTTCGTGCTGGCTCAACTCCCGGATCTTGTCTTCGATCTCCTTCAGGTAGGGCTCGTAGAATATGCCCTGCGCCATCGCCGCCTTGCGCGCCTCGTCAACCTGGCGCTCCGTTTGGGCGTCGATCTGCTCTATCTCGATCTTGGCGCGCTCCTTGAGAGCCTGGACCTCGATAGCCGTTTTGGTCTGCTCCAACCGGATCTTGTCCTGGATCGTAACCGCATCGACGGCTTCCAGTTGGGCCAGCTCGAGGTTCTTTCGCTGCTCCACTGCCGCAATCCGGGCGGATCGGCTCTGATCCTCGATCTTGTCCTGCCACTCCCCTTTCCGCTCCCACACGTACAACTGCTGTTTCATCGGCTCGATGTACAACTGCTCGAAGAGCTTCCGGGACCGCTCTGCACCGGCTTTCAACATGGCCTGGACGCGGCGCGATTCCTCCTCGTTGAACTGCATGTCGAACGCCGCGATCTTCTCAGCCGTGGCCTTGTGGATGTTCTCAAGTGCCGCTGCGCTCAACGTGATGTGCCGCACCACGCCACTCTTTTCATCAACGCGGCTGGACAGTTGCTCGATTTCCCGCTTCTCCTCCTCGCGGATCTTAGCGATGCCGGCTGCGTGTTC